ATGGTCGCGGCTGGCCTGGTTGATGAGAACCGATTCAGTTACGCGCTGAACTCCCTGGGATTCGACATGCTGAAAGAGGTGAAGTCAGAGCAGAACTTAAAACAGGCGGCGGCAGACTTCGGTGTGCATCCTAAGAAAGAACTGTACAAGCTCCCTGCCATGTTCGTCGGCGAGTACGGGGAGCAAGACGCGGCACTTACACTCAAGCTGTGGCATCATCTACAGATACTTTTACGCCAGGAAGAAGTGGAATCCATATTCCAGCTTGAGTCTAAACTGTTGCCTGCACTGGTCGGCGTTACCTATCGAGGCATTCGTTTTGATTCCAAAAACGCAGAGAAAATGATTCGTGATTTAAAGATCAAGGAAAATGAATTAATTAAAGGTATCCGAAAGGAGTCGGGTGTCCCTGTTGATATCTGGGCGGCGGCGTCGATTGCAAAAGCCTTCAATGCACTTGGCGTAAAGTATCCGACGACAGAGAAAGGACAACCCAGCTTCACCAAGACCTTCCTGGAAGGATGTGATCACAACGTCGCGCGCATGATTGTCGAAGCTCGTGAGGTCAATAAAACTCACAACACTTTCTTACAGCCTTATCTGGATTTCGCAGAGGCCGATGGGCGCATTCATCCACACATCAATCAACTGCGAGGCGCCGACGGTGGCACGGTCACAGGACGACTGTCCATGGCCCAGCCCAACTTGCAACAGGTGCCAGCCAGGCACCCGGTCATTGGTCCAATGGTACGTAGTCTTTTCCTTCCGGAAGAAGGTGAGCTCTGGGCGGCGAATGACTTCTCTTCCCAGGAACCACGGCTCACGGTCCATTACGCCACGATGTTAAAACTTGAGAGTGCGATGAAATTAGCCGAAGCATACAACCAGGATCCAGACACTGACTTCCATCAGATGGTGGCTGACATGGCAGGAATCTCTCGCAAGCAAGCGAAGACAATCGGGCTGGGCCTGATGTACGGCATGGGCAAGAACAAGCTGGCGAATCAGCTTGACGTGTCTGTCGATGAGGCCGGTGAACTCATGCAGAACTTCCACAGGAAGGTGCCGTTCCTGCGCGGAACAATCGACGCGGTGCAAAAGCGCATAGAATATCCGGCGTCGGGTGGATCAATCCGTACCCTCCTGGGACGCAAGTGTCGGTTCCCCTTGTGGGAGCCCGCCGAGTGGGGAATTAATAAAGCACTGCCCTACGAGGAAGCCTACGCGAAGTACGGCTCAAGGATCAGGCGCGCCATGACCTATAAGGGACTGAATCGTTTAATCCAGGGAAGCGCGGCGGACATGACAAAGGCCGCCATGCTGGCGCTTGAGGATGCAGGCTTCAAGGTCATGCTCCAGGTGCATGATGAAATTGCTTTGAGCGTGAAGTCGCGTGAAGAAGCAGAAGAGGCCGCGTTGCTCATGCGAGACGCGGTTAAGTTGGAAGTCCCTTTGCGGGTCGATGTTGAGATCGGCGAGTCTTGGGGCAAAGCTAAATAGAGAAAGGAGAGACGATGGAAAAAAAGAAATACATTGTGCCACATCGAAGAAAAAGAAAATGGGCGTCGATGTCCATACGAGCGGAGCATTACATGATGCTCAAAGAGCTGGATCGTTTTTATAAGGGCGACACACCTGTCACCAAAATTGTCGGCACGCTGATCGTGAAAGAATTTTTGCGAGTGCTCGAGGAACTTGATCCAGAAAAAGCCAAAGATCTACGAGAGGCGTATAAAGATGAAAGGCACATTGACCACATCCTTGACTTACCCGATTGAGGTGAGTTACGAATTGCTTCCTGCCGAGCATGGCTTGCCAGAACAGATTGATGTGACAGATGTCACAATTATGGTAGTCGGAAAAACGGGAAGGAAAAGAAAAGTTAGTTTGTTGAACTCACTGGGTGAGTCAGAAATATTTTTACTTGAAGATGAGATTCAGGAGAAAGAAGAATGGTGATAAAAAAAATAAAAACAGATTGGTACCAGGTTACCATCAAGTCAAAGAAAAAAACTTACACTGGCTTTGCGTACACAGTGACGCAGGCAAAAGCAAAAGCAAAAGAACTTTTAAGGACGGTATGGAATGAACATTCTGAAAAGACTGAAAGCCAAAATTCTGAAACAGACACCGATGAACGAAGAGGAGATGTTGTCAGCCTACATGAAGGCGACGGCGCGGGGGGTGAAACCAACGCCACTGTTCGTGCGAGACTTCATTCGAATCGTGGAAGGGCACCATGGCATCGGCGGTAAAAAAGAGGTAGCCTTTATAGATGATGAACAGAACAATCGAGAAATTTGAACAAGACGCTACCTCCCTGCATGACGCCATCCAGGACGTCATCAATAGCGCGGTGAATGCCGGTGACGCCTGCGACGCCGAGATTCTTGCCGCCCTGTCTGTACTCCTGGTCAAGGCCAGCCTACGGGCTGGCATGTCCCTGGATGATTTTCTTGAAGGAATTGAGCTAAATTATCACGTGGCTACCTGCGGGGAGACCGTTTTGTTTGACATAAGTCATTGATTTATATGTGTTATAAATAAATAGAAAAAAATATCAAAAAGTAGTTGTTTTATTTGGTGAACCTGATATTATTCGTTTGTAAGTTAATTTAATCAGAAAGGAGAAATACATGAACTACGAAGCTAAAGCTAAAGAGCTGGTCAGCTCGATTGAAAAAATTGAATGCCGATATTACAAAGGAAATTATCCGGTGATTGCAATTATTGACGGCGAGGAGGTTGTTCTCAGGAAAGGAGGCAACAGACCTTGTGGAATGGTTCAGTTGTACGATGGCCCCGTTAATGGCAACGCCAGGGGGCAAGGAATGCTCGAGCTTTTCAAGTTCGCCAAGTCAGTTGATAGTGTCTTCAAAGAAAGTCACTTGAAGTCATTTAAAGTTGAGATTATCGAAGACTAGATTAATAATTAACCAGGCACAGGGACGTGCCGCTCAGAAAGGAGAAAGACATGGCACAGTTAAGACACGAAGGTAAAGTAGTTGCGGTAGAGCGCGATGGGTTTCGCACCCAGGTGCGCGGCTCCAACTGCCAGGAGTATGAGCTCTATTTGGACCTGGCGGATGATGGAAAAGGTAATGATTTCACTACCGGCAAGCCATTAAAAACTTACGAAGAGTGGTTAAACTCTTAATCAAGGCGCAGGGACGCGCCGTTCTTTGAGTAGAAAAAAATAGAAAAAAATAGTTGTATTTTTCTGGTGGTTTGATATTATTAGTTTGTAGTTTGAATTTAACGAGAAAGGAGAAAAAAAATGAAAACTTTTAACACCGCAAAAACCCAAAACACCAAAACTTATCTTTGGGACTCTAACAAAGAGGTATTTGGGCCTTACTCCTCATCACCGCAGTTCAGCTTCTTCCCTGACATCAAGATTATTGTTGATGCACACCTGACAGCGCAACAGCTTGACGTTATCTTTAGCGATATTTTGTAAACAAACAGGCACAGGGACGTGCCGCTCATACAGGAGAAAGATATGACAACTGAATACCAAGTTACTTATTACACTGAACAGGCTCCGGCCTTTGGCCTTGATATGTTCGACGACGTGTTAGAGGCGATGACCTATGCCCTCACTCTGATCGAAGACAAAAAGGATAAAATCAAGGTCACGCTGATCGAAGACACCGCGCCCGTCAGGGTGATCTGGGAATCGCCCCAGCAATTCATGAACGTGAGCACAGGTCAGGTCAACACCTATGATGGCTGGGAGTACCGCGATGAGCGAACCGGAAAGACCAGGAACGCCGTTGATGACGAGCAGGTTGTTCCAGTAGTGCGAAACGACAGCGGGGAGTGGATCGAGGAATAAGCGATTTATAAAGTAGAAAAAAATATCAAAAAATAGTTGTATTTATTTGTGGTTTTGATATTATTTATATGTAGTTTGAATTTAGCGAAAAATCAGAAAGGAGAAAGACATGTTTAACGAGAAAGATTTTGTCGATTATTGCTTCGACTTTTATGGCGAAGAAAAAGGTATTTATCCCATGCTAGGGGTTGATAAAAAAGCGATTACCCTGGCGATGAAACTGTTGCCAGTTTACTACCCCGATTGCCCCGTTGACTATGACAGCGTTGATCGAGAGCACGTCAGGAGCATCCTGTCCTATGTCGCAGGGTATAAATTTAAAAAAGAAAAAAAAGAATTAGTTGCTTAATCAATCAGAAAGGAGAAAGACATGGCATTTGCACCGAGTTCAGAATATCCCATCGCCGACGGCGGTTGCTTTCGGGAAAAAAGCGGCGGCAAGATTTTCGAGTTTGATATGCGGTCAGATAACCCTGAGTTCCCCAGCCGGGTCTGGGTTGCCGATGAGTGCAACATTATCCCCGGCCTGGAATCTGGCTGGCGGTATGCAAAGGTCAAAAAGACTGTTGCCTACTTGATCGTCGATGAGGACGAGTACGGCAAGCCTGTCGTTGAAAAGTGGGCAATCAAAGGCAGGGAGGACTATTCCCCATGGGAAATCCAGCATAAATTAAAGATAAATAAGTTAATTCAATCAGAACAGAAATAGAAAAAAATATCAAAAAATAGTTGTATTTATTTGTAGTTTTGGTATTATTAGTTCGTAAGTTAATTCAATCAGAAAGGAGAAAGAAATGAGAATGACTAGAGAATTTTACGTTCCAACGCTTTTTAAGAAAAAGATTGACGTTCCCAACTCAAGCCTGGTGATTTACATAATCAGTGATACCAGCGCCATGGGTTTCAGCGGCAAGAGAGCAAAGTACGACTTCTACTACAATTTCAAGAGCGCAGAAAGGATGAAGGAATTCCTTGCCCAGTGGATCGATAAATATTTCAAGAGGGAAAAATATAACAAAGAGCTGAAGGCCAAAAAGAAAGCGGCTATCGAAGAGAAAGCAAAAAGCATCAAGGTTGGTGACATCTACTACACTAGCTGGGGTTATGACCAGACCAACATAGACTTTTACAAGGTCCTGGACGTCAGGGGCAAAAAAGCGACTCTGGTCAAGGTTGGTAAGAATAGAGTAGAGGGAGAAAAGTCATACGACTTCGTAGTCCCTGCTCCTGATGCTGAAGGCAGTGAGCCCTTCAACAAAATGGTTGGTGAGTACGGTTTTAAAATTAAAGACTACGCTTATGCCACTGCCTGGGACGGCACACCAAAAATAGAAACTGCGCTGGGTTGGGGGCACTAAGATATGAGCGACACAGTAAAAATAATACTAGGCGGGATTGCGGGGGTGCTCATCACCCCCCTGGTCTTTTTAATTATTTCAATTGCCATGGCTATTTTTTAAGGGAGAAAGTAATGGGACGTGATCCAGTTGATGTTGCTGAACTGCAACGTGATTATGAAGAAACCTATGGCCCCTCGCATGAGCGGCTCGAGGAAAAATTAAACCATGAGGCCAACGAGGCCGACATGCGATACGGAGACGATGATGATTATTGAAAATTCAATACCACTGCCAGAGTCCACGCGACAGCGAAAGTATCCTTTCGTGGACATGGAGCCAGGCGACTCTGCCTACTTCGAAGAAAAGTTAGGCGGCAAAGCATACAAGGCGGCGAAGGCCGTCGGTGATCGTTATAATCGCGAGTACATCGCACGAAAAGAAAACGGAGGGATCAGGGTATGGAGGAAAGCATGAATGAAAGCCTGCGCAAGCATAAAGCCGAACTGCGTTCCATGGCGTTGACCCACTGCGGTGATATGTTTTACGCGGACAAGGTGAAGATCCTGAGCGCAATGCGTGAAGTACACACAGACACCCAGGCTTGCCTGAATACTATTTTTGAAGTGGTAAAAAGAGCCAGGGTTGATACAGTCGATTTAATCTTGCCTGAAGTCCAGGAGGCCGAATGATTACTGACTCAATTGAAAAGATTCCTTGTACCTGCGGAAATGAGCAAGAAGAAGTAATTAACGCCCAAAAAAATATACGCGTTGGTTGGTGGTGCCCTAAGTGCAACGGGTTCACGAAAGCAATTGGCAGAGAACGTGTATGGATTGCACAACGCGACAGTAATTGTCATGATGCCACTCATGAAAGTGGTAAGAAGGCGATGTCGTGAATGCAGAGAGCTCAAGCACCTGTCCGAATTTGACACGGGCAGGGGCGGAGTGGTTTGCGCTGTATGCTATTCCGTCAAGCGACGGCTGGCCTCGTCCCAAGGACCAGCGCCTTACATCCGTCGGTTGTACGCGCAATTGAAGTACACTCACACCAACAGAAAGAAGAACAGGGGACATTCGAAGGCAGAGTTTAATATTGTGATCGAGGATCTTTTTGCGCTATGGGAAAAACAGGAAGGGCGTTGTGCGATATCTGGCATTGCCCTGACTTATCATCGAGACGGTTCAGGAAAAAAAGAATTCAATGCCAGCGTTGACAGAATAATTCCTCATGACCCATACAACAAAAATAATATTCAACTGGTCGCGCACCGCGTGAACATTATGAAACATGAGCTGACAGAAGATCTATTTTTTTGGTGGGTTAAGACTATTCACGATAATTTGAAAGCTAAGGCTGACGAACACGAGTGAGACATCTAATGATATCGTCGATTATGTGCATGGCTCTTGCCATTTACCACGAGGCACGCGGTGAACCTGTAGAGGGTCAGCATGCAGTTGGGCACGTCATCTTAAATCGAGTTGCCAGTGTTGACTACCCGTCAACAGTTTGCGACGTGGTCAAACAAGGGCGCTACTGGCGCCACGTACCACTGCGACACCAATGTCAATTTAGCTTTTGGTGTGACGGTAAGCCTGAGGTCATCAAAGATAAACCGGCGTTTGGCTCCGCCGTTATTCTCTCCCTGGGCATCATGAACAACTGGATCCCAGACCCAACCGACGGCGCAACTCATTACCACGCTACCTGGGTAAATCCTGACTGGACATTGACCATGACCCCAACAACACGGGTCAAGAATCATATTTTTTACCGACAATGATAATTTCATATAAAAACAATTTTGCCCTTATTTCCATTCCCAAGTGCGGAACCCACTCTATCGAGCCAGCAGTGCGCATGTCGGGAATTCTCGATCCAGCCATCGATATCTGTACCCGCGTTCATAACTCTCATGATGAATTAAATTTTGAACATATCCGCCTTCAACATGAAAAAACCTTGCCCAATACATCTGTGCAATCCATGTCTCAAATGCTTCCCCAAAACAATGTTACGTCTCTTTGTCACTTCTCTTGGAGGGAGCTGTTAGAGAAAAAATTAGTTACTGAAGACATGCAGTGCATCGCCGTGGTCAGACATCCAGTAGATCGTTTTTTATCCATTGTGTCTTATGCGCTTTTTGATAAGCGGGGGGTGCCCTGGGACATAAAAACAAACCACGCTATAGGTCAAGGGGGGAAAGGTATTTATAACTGCTTCTGGGATAACTTTTATAGCTCTGTTGGGACGGCCAATCAGCCTCTGCCGTATTCATCTGTATTCTTGAGAAAACAAACCAGCTTCCTGGATGATAATCCAACGGTTTATAAGATAGAGAACCTTGCACCAAGGATCACGGAACTGATCGAAAGTTTCGGAGGTAAAGCCCCGCCCATAGGCCACGAAAATAAATCAAAACCCAGGCCAGCTAATGACAGGCTTTTAACAAAAGAAAGACAGCAACAACTTTTAGATTTCTACCAGGATGATTTCATCCTGTGGGAAAAAGCAACATAAACCAACCGTGGAGACCCAAATGAAAACCAATCCAAAATTAGATGACATAGATATTCATGTTGAGCCAATGCCGCCCCAGTGGCAGGCCGTCGATACCGAAGAACCAGGAGACAAGTTTATTACCCGAGAAGAGTGGGACGTGATTTTTCGCTCCATGATCACGGGAGGTGTCATTGCCATAATTGTAGGCGTAGCGTCCGCCTTAATCGTCGTAGAGCTCTTTCTACACTTACTGGGGGTGATATGAATACATCCGACAAAAAGATCCTTACAGGGCTTTTCAGCGCCGTGGTGCTTCATGCGCTTTTTGATAAAAACAGAAACTCAATCTGTGATCATCCAGAAAGTGCCGCTGAAGAATGCGTGAGAATCGCAAAAATTTTTGTCGAAAAACTTGGACAAGAATTCGAGTGCATTGATGAATAGGGGGAAAAAACAATGGGTGCTATGGAACGGAAAACGGTACATGCTGATTGTGTCTGTGATGCGGCGTCATGGTCCAAGGACCACGGGACTGTCTGTGAAACGCCTGACTTCGATGATGCCCTCGGTGTCTGTTACAACTGTGGTCATGATAAGCGATGCCACAAAGACTACTGGGAGCTTTTCGGAGAAAAGAGTTGATACGTGGACCCTGGAGTTTTGAGGGTGTAACACCACTGTATACACCACTGTATACACCACTTAAATTTGGTGTAACAGGTGTAACAGGGCTGAATGCCCCGTAATACCTGGCTTTATGGCATTACTGTATACACTGGTGATACGGTGAAACACTAAAACTAAAGTTATTGAAAAAAAACTTTTTTATTTTTTTTATTTCGTCAGAACTTTAGTTTTGGTGTAACAGGTGTTACATCGTAGGTATTATAAGGGCTGTAGCGTATACACTACTGTATACACTACTTATAATTTGGTGTATCAGTGTAACAGTAAAATAGAAAAGTACGGGGTGCGCGCGCGAGCTCATTTTAGAAAAAAATATTTTTATTTTTCAAGAACTTTAGTAATGGTGTAACACCTGTTTTTATTGTGTGGTAAGTTAAAAACCGCCCAGTACAGAAAAATAACAAAAAATATAAGTAAGTGGCAAAATAGAAAAAAATTGCCGTAACAGGTGTAACAGGTGTAACAGTCTGGAGAGATAGATGGGCAAAGAACTGAAAGTACAACGATTAGCCAGCGGCAGATCGAAATACCCGTTCAAGTCGATGATCATCGGCGATTATTTTATTCTGCACAGTGCGGCAGATGCACAGCGTGCCAGGAGTGCGGCAACTTTTCACTGTAAGCGCCAGGCAGGCAAATATTTTGAAGTGAAGGAAACTGGTTGGCACCAGTGGACTTGCAAGAGGGTGCATTGATGAAAAAAGGAAGTGAACAGTTGCGCGACATCTTGAACACTGTCCCGCTGAAACGAAACAACATGGAACAACGATTGAAGACAAAGGTGAAGCCATTGAAGGAACAGAGAAAGATTGTCACGCCGAAAGAGTGGAAGTTTATCCAGGAGCTGATCACAGGCGATGGCAGGTGCACAATGAAGGAGGCGGCAATCAGAGCTGGATATGCCCCAGACAAAGCAGGACACGTTGCAAATAGACTGACTGATCCAAAACGAAGTCCACATGTTGTCGCGGCGATCCAGGAATATAGGCGGGAGCTTGCTGATCAATATGGCACTACTTTCGAGAGGCACATGCGAGACTTGCAAGCAATACGCGATGCCGCCTTGGATGCTGGTAACTTTGGCGCGGCAGTCACGGCAGAGTATCGACGTGGGCAGGCGCTGGGCACAATCTATGTGGATCGAAAAGAAATCAGACATGGCACCATTGATTCCATGAGCAAGGAAGAGGTCAGGCGT